GTAACACTTAGTACACACGAAACGCCATCATTCAACGCGCCACCGACACCGGGGACATAATGACAGCACAACAGGGCGACATTAGTTTATTTCAGACACCCGACGGTGGTGACATTACAGTCGACAGCGGCATACTTATCATGGGTGGCGGACTAAATACAGCCGTTTATCTGTCGCTTTTCGGCGGCAATGAAGATGATGACGGGCGCCCCAATAACTCCGCTAATTGGTGGGGTAATATTGGCGAGGAAAACCCGTCAAGAGAGTATCACAGCGAAACACAAAATTTACTTCAAGGGCTGCCAGCGACAACCGGCAATCTTAAACGACTACAGGACGCAGCGGTCCGCGACTTAGCTTGGATGCTAAATGACAGCGCCGCGTCTTATATAAAAGTGGTTGCTAGCATTCCGGGCGTAAATAAAATTAAATTAACAATTGATATCGAAGCGCTTGGCCAAGAGTCTCGATTCGAGTTTGTCGAAAATTGGAAGGCGGGATCATGAGTTTACAGACACCTACCACAAAAGATATCAGCGACAACATAATCGCGCAGTTAGAAGCGTCGCTTAATCAGTCCATACCGTTGTTGCCTAAAGCATTCTTACGAGTCTTAGCTAAAGCACTCGGAAGCGTTTTCATTCTACTGTATAAATATGCAGGCTTTATGTTTTTACAAATGTTTGTGCAAACAGCCAGCATCAGTGAAACCACAATTAACGGGATTACCATATCGCCACTAACGCAATGGGGCCGGTTGATTGGCATAGGCGACCCCGTGGCCGCGACTAACGCCGAGCTACTTATAGACATAACAGTCAATAATCAAACGGGGACATTACCCTCGGGGTCTCAACTAGTTAATTCAGCCAACGGCGTGACATATATAACAATCGGCACAATAAATTTAAACGCGTCAACGGTGCAAGTCACGATACGCGCTTCGGCGGACCAGCAAGGCGGAGGGGGCGCGGGTGTTATTGGCAATTTAGAGATCGCGGATGTTGTCAGCTTTGCCAACCCGCTAGCCAACGTTAATCGTAATGCAGTTGTGTACTCTCAAGCAGTCACGGGCGCCAACGCAGAGTCTACCGAAGCATATCGCCAGCGTATTGTCGATAAATTTCAAAAACGCCCGCAGGGTGGCGCATACGCGGATTATGAAGGGTGGGGCGAGGAAGTCGTCGGAATAATAAACGTCTACCCGTACACCGGCGACCCTGGCGAAGTCGATTTATACTCAGAAGCGACGGTCGCAAGTTCTGGATCAGCCGATGGGATACCCACGTCAGCGCAATTACTGGCGGTACTTAACTCGGTAGAATTAGATCAAAATGGCCGAGCAACGCGCCGCCCCGTTAATGCGTTTGTAAACAGTAACGCAATTACTAGAACGGGTTTTAATGTGGAAATTGACGGGGTAGTCGTAGACGATTTAGCGGCGGTTCAAGCAGCTATAACGGCGGCTATAACACAGTATTTTTTAGACCGCGAACCGTTTATTATAGGCTTAAGCATACCACCTAGACGGGACCGGATAACTCAGGGCGCCATCATTAGCATTGTTGATAGTATCGTAAGCGCCTCGGGCGGAGTATTTGACACGGCCACGATAGAGGAAACCGACACAACGCCCGTAACAACCTACGAACTGGGTATCGGAGAAAAGGCGAAAGCGGCTAGCATAGGGTTTATCTAATGTTTCTTAGAATTTTTCAACACTTACTACCTAACGCTAGAGCGTGGCGCCTAACTGTTAATAAAAAGCTCCGCCAATTTTTCGAGGGCTTAACTTTTTTAGGCGCTGATATTAAAGAATATGTGGATTTAGTATGGTCCGATATATTCCCGCAGACTACCCGCGAGCTTGACGCATGGGAAAAACAGTTCGGGCTACCCGCAACCACATTGACTATACAGGAGCGCCGAGACCGTTTAGACGCTACTTGGAAAGCATTAGGCGGGCAATCACCCCGATATATACAAGACTCATTACAAGCGGCGGGATTCGACATCTACGTACACGAATGGTGGCAATTGTCTTACATCATAGAATGCGGAGAAACTTTAGCTGAGTGTGGCGAACCCCTAGCAGAAGCGGGCAACATTATACGCACTGAGACAGCCTCCGCGCCAACGCCCCGGAACCCGTTCGAAGTGTTAGCCGACGGTACAACCGGGCTAGGTTTCTATCTAAACAGCGGGGGCTCAGTAGCAATTAGCGGCAACGCGCAGGCAATTAGTGGCGCTACTAACGGCGCTTCGGGCAAGTTATTAGTAAATAAACCTGCTACAATAGTGTACGAAATACCAACAGACGAGGCTAAATGGCCTTATATTATTTATCTTGGCGCCGAGGATTTTGGCGCCAAGGCAACAATAGACTTAGCCCGACGAGACGAGTTCGAGGCTTTATGTTTAAAATTATGCCCAGCCCAACAGTGGATAGGCTTAATAGTGGAGTATAGCTAGATGGCTTTAAATATTAACAACACCTACGCCAACACGACCGCCGCAGACGCTAGTTATCCGTACGGCTCCGCTAAAAACGAAACATCGCCAGGCGCTTTGGATGGCACGCCGTTAGAAAAAGCGGGTCTGGATGATTTATACGGTTTAATGCAGTCGCTACTCGCCGCCGCAGGGCTTGTACCAAACGGCAATCCCGACACGGTCCAAGCGCCCCAGTATTTAGCGTCGATTTTTAATTTACGTTGGTACAGCCGCGTTGATTTTGCGGTCGGCACAAAAGTTGTGGGTTCTGACGGCGTGACATACGTATGCGCCGAGGCTAATGGCCCGTCCAGTACCATACAAAACCCTGTGAGCGAATCAACCCCGCGCACAAAATGGTTATCCGAAGCCGCAAATACATTTGCAACAAATCACCCCGTCGGTAAACTCTACATATCACTTGACTCAACTGATCCGGGGGATCTTTATGGTGTCGGAACTTGGAAGCGGGTAAGTGGTAAATTTTTAGTTGGCTTAGATGAGGCGGACACAGATTTCGATACGTCTGGCGAAATGGGGGGCACTAAAACGCACAGCCACGGGGATGATTTCGCGGTTGATGACCACACTTTGACGGTTGACCAGATGCCCAACCACAACCACAATTATGTCCGAGAGAATACAAGGGGGGCGGGGTCAAACGGCGCATCTGATGGGGACTCAAGTTTCTTTGACCAAGACACCTCAAGCACGGGCGGTAACCTAGGCCACAATCACGGACTAAGTGGGGGCGTTAGTGACCAGGATTTAATACCTCCTTACATGGTTTTCCATATGTGGTATAGAATGCTGTAAATTTAAAAAACAGGAGCTTGTAACATGGCTATTAATCCAGAAACATTATTCTCGGGGAAAATAAACCCCGCTGACTCAAATTACCCGCTAGGCTCAGCGAGAAATGTAACGGTTTCCGGCGACGGCACGGGTACGCCATTTGTCGCGGACCTAGTTAATGATAGCTTCGGGTTTCAACAAGCGATATTAGGCGCGGCTGGGTTCACTCCTACGGGGAACCCGGACACCGCCAGGGAATCCCAATATCTAGATGGTATCCTCGCCATCGTGGGCGCCGCCATTTTTAATAATGTTGCGGATATGAAAACCAATTTACGAAGTTCTTCCGAAGATAAAACAGTCAGTACACAGGGGTATTACGCTAGGGGCGGTGGGGGACAGTCTTCTTATTTAGTAAAAACAGCCGCTCAAGCAAGTTCGAACGGCGATGTAATCGACGGATACGGAAACCACACTGCCGACAATGGGCTCGTGTTAATATTGCAGATCGATAAAATTGTAAATATTTTAAAATACGGGGCGAAAGGGGATGACCAAACAGACAACAAAGACCAATTGTTAGCCGCGCAAGCGTACCTAGCTGCAGCGGGTGGCGGTGTGTTTTACGTTCCTTCGGGAACTTTTAGAACAAGTTTAGCTATCCCCTTAAGCAGTAATATGACCGTCAAGGGCGACGGCTACGCTAGTTGTATAAAAAGTATATATAACGCCGAAAATGATATAGGAAATCCTTGTTTTCAGTACGTCAATCCATTAAGACCTGCTATTGGTATAACGGATGTTGTATTTAGAGATATGCGTATAGAAGGTATATGGGATGAAGTATACAGAGAACTAAACTCTAACTCCCAGTTAATCCTTGTTGGTTGTGATGGTTTTACTATGAATAGGTGTTGGGTTAAAAACGCTGAATTTGGTAGTATAGTTTTAAATCAATGTAGAAATGCACACGTGCATGGCAATTGGTTTATTAACAGTGCAAGAGATATGTGCCGTTTATGGAACACAGACAACAGTAGTGTTATTGGTAATACGTTTTTACGTAATGATGATGACTGTATATCTATTAACATGGCAGGTTTTGAAAACGTAGTAGCAGGTAGGCCAAGACAAGGTATTATTGTTCAAGGTAATTACTTACAAGATACTGGTTCTATAAGAATACAAAGTGCTAAAAATTGTGTAATTGATGGTAATGTAATAAAACTTAATAAAGGTGGGTTTGCTATTTCTCTTGAAGGAGTAACAACAGCAGAAGTAAGAGAATCTAATGTACACAGTTGTATTATATCTAATAACACCATTCTCGATACAATAGAGAGATTGCTCGCGAGGGAGCAATACGACAGCGTGTTTAGTAACTTACGCGTGGGCATCAGGGCGTTAAGCGGGGCTTGGACTAAAGATTCCTCGGACCTAGATTCGACCTATGAGTATTTTAACACTGATACGGGACCTAGTGGTTCCTTGCCTCAAAGAGTTAATTCGGGCGTATTAATTGAGGGTAATATTGTAAAAAGAACGCTGCCGGCTGTTGATAATTATAGCGATTGGGGCTATGGAAAAATGTTCAGCAGATTTAAAGATACTGAGGTGGTGCCGGGTTACATAGTAGACGGCGAAGCGGACCCCGTCATATTAGATCAACATCTTTCAGCCCGCTCATTAGAGATTAGGGACGGACTTCAACAGTCTTTAATAGTGGACAACACGTTCGACGGAACTGGACAGGAAGGGGTAAAATTTCGTGTAGGGCGTTTAACGAAAGCCGATTTTCATTACAGAGATTTAGTATTTAAAAATAATATTATAAGGGACTTTAGAAAAGTTGGGGTTGATTTAGACAGTGATTACAACGACACCGTACAAGATATTACGTTCGAAGATAACAATTTTAATGGTGACCCTTATTTTAAAAACACAGATCGTGACGGATTCGGGGGCACGCTTACAGGTGGGTGGACTACGTTAGGTGATTGCAGGGGGATAAATAGTACAAGATTGCGAGGGCTCACGGTCACGAGAAATACTTTTTCTAATGTTTCCCTGTCGTATAGCTTTGGCTCTACGAAAAACCAAAATTTAATACTTAATAACTTTATTGTCGGAGAGCCTTCTTCGGACCCAGATATTTCGCCAACCTCTTTTTCAACCTCACACAAAGGCGTGGGCTTGTATCCGGGAGATATGGATTACGAGGCAACACTGGTTTACACGGATTCTGATCCTTTAAGCGCTACTTACAGCGAGAAGCTAGTCCAACAGTTTAAGAGTGTTGAATTTAACCCTCCGTCATCAGGTTATTATTTCAGAGGCCAAAACATAGTCGCGCGTAACTCATCGGTAACAGATGGAAATATCCTATTTGGTTATAGGCGGGCGACTTACGGGACGGGTCACGTTCTAAATGTTGATTGGGTGCCTCTGCGCTTAGGCGGTTCTGTGTCACCGCCATCTGAAACTTGGACAACGACAGGAGAAACACTGACCCCGCCCGCTGGCTTCTCACAGATAACGGGCGTTATTTATGTGGACTCCGGAGGTGCATTTCAGTACTTATTGGATAACGACACGCCCGAAAAAATATATCAATACAACGACTATGCTATTACCGCAAATGTTATTGAGGACCGATCGGGCCGCACTTTAGTTTATGATATAGATTACGATTTAGCCACAGGGAATAGGTGGATAACCGGGGACGGGGGTATCGTAGTAGAGTTAAACAGCAGCTTTGTAGCTACGGGCAGACAAATAAACGCGTCGAGCGGGACTCAAGCTTCGGCAAATGATTCCGCCGCGATATACACCGTTGTTAGTAATGGCGTCGTAAGAAAATGGAACAAGTCAACTTTGACAGAAGAAACCGGTTTTTCTGTTGACCTGTCAAGCATCGTTGGCTTTTCTGCATCAGGGACCTCTTTTTATTATGTTCTTTCCGATGGGAGGGTTTACACATCCGCAAATACGGGCGGCACAGTTACTCTTGTTTTAGAGAGTGGTTTAAGTGCTACCGGGATCGACATACACGATGCATCCTTAATGCTTATATCGACAGCCACGCAAGCGGTGGAATATACAAATGTTTGATTTTAAGGCTCACGTAATTGACAAAATAATCAAAGTCGAGGGCGGCTATGTCAACGACCCTAGCGATTCTGGCGGCGAGACAAACTTTGGTATAACTTTGGCCGTTGCTCGCGCCTACGGATACGAGGGGGCCATGCGTACGCTACCCAGATATGTGGCTTTCAGTATTTACGAGGCGCAATACTGGGACGCGGTGCAGGGCGACTATCTATTTAAATTATCCGAAGCGATAACCGAAGAGGTGGTCGACACGGGCGTTAATATGGGTGTCAATCGCACGGGTTTATTTCTGCAGCGTTCGCTTAACGTGCTAAATAACCGCGAGGGCTTATATTGTGATCTTAAAGTCGACGGTATTATCGGACTGGCCACAATTAGCGCGTTAACTCGATACCTAGAGCAACGCAACGAGAGGGCGCTACTCCGGGCGCTTAACTGCTTACAAGGGGCGTTTTACATAGAGTTAGCAGAGCGCCGCGAGAAAGACGAGACTTTCGTTTATGGCTGGTTCAAGCATAGGGTTAAAATATGATAGGTTTTATTAAAAGTTTCATTAGTGGGGGTGCTGTTAAATCCATTGAAAATATAGCGTCTGAATGGATAGAAACGGACAAAGAGAGCGCCGAGGCGAAGGTGCTAATGGTCAAAACATTAGACCCCAATGGACTTATGAGGCGCGAACTATCAAGACGGGTCACGGGCCTTTACACGCTTTATATTGTGGTTACGCTTGTATTATTAATCTTAGAAAGTTTTGGCATCGGAAAAACGGTAGGCGGCGAGTTTGTTAACGGCGTGTTAGTAGGCGGGCAGTTATCAGTATCAGTGGCCACCGATAAAGTAGCGACTTTATTTGTACCCATAACCACACTATTTGGGATCATAGTCAGCGCTAGTTTCGGTGTCAATTATGCAAACGCAAAAGCGGGAAAGTAAGTTAGACCGCGACAATAATTTCGCGTACACTCTAAACAATTACTAAAGGAAACAACGGCGTGGATAACTTGGTTAATGATATTAAAGTAGCTTGGACCACCGTAGTCGGGACCATAGCGTCAGGAATGGGCATAGCGCTTGAAATGATACCAAACGACATTGGAAAACTTGCTACACTGGTTGGTATTATTCTCTCGTCAGTATTGATTTACACTCACTTTAGAAAGGGTCGGATAGAGTATCAAAAAACTCAGCTTGAAATTTGTATACTCAAAGAAAAAGAAGCGGAACGCGTCGAAGCTGCGAACCGCCGAAGAAACTCAGGCCTACCCGCTAATCGAGAGAGTGACCAGGGTAGCAGCTAATTCTTTAATTTCTTCTAGCTTGTCGCGAGTCTCGATCAGTTCGTCTAATGCATCGACCATGTCTTTTTTTACATCCCCGTGATGAAACTTTTCGTTTCCGGATTGTATCGCCGTCTTAAGCGTCCATAAATCTAGTTCAGCCATATGTTAATCCTTCCTATATCGTTTACCACGCCAGCCACCGGCGGCGCGTATTGGCCAATTAGAGGCCCATGTTGGCATTGTTGCCATAATTCGCTCGAATTCTTCTATTGAGCCCGTGCCCTCTACTACTTCGCTAACAATTTCATCGTGTACATGCAGCGCGATAGCGTACCCGGCGCGCTCGATGTTTTTCATAGCAAACGTTAATATGTCCCGTGCTATTGCTTGGACGACGTTCTCGCATAGCTTGCCGCCGTAAGTGTCCATTCGCATCCAGCCTTGAGGCCCTTTTTTATAGTCAGAATTCCAGCCCATATACGTAAGTTTTAGAACCTGTTTACCCCAAGGCGTAACGTCCGGGTGCAACCTCGGCTGATGATACGATAATTTACGGCCACTCAATAACCGGCAGTATAAAACATCGTCTTTCACGCCATAAGTTAACCCGTTATAAGCGTAACAAGTGCCTGGGTTTTGCACTGCAGCGGTGGCCGCGTCTTGTAATCCGTACCAAAATTTAACTATCATCGGCGATTCTATGCGCCACGATTTGATTGACTCGCGGATCTCTTCTTCATTCATGTACTTGTCAGCGCCAAAAGCAACGCAAGCACCGTAGCCTCCTTGAAACCCTAAAGCGAGCTCGTTTACTTTCCCTTTTTTACGTAGCGGGTGATGTTCCCCCGTTTCTTCTTTGTGTCGGATCAATTCTTCGAACGGCACGCCGGATATTTTAGCGGCTGACATTTCGTAAATTTTGCCATGCGTGCGAAAAACGTCTATTCGCCATTGCTCGCCCGACAACATAGCCAAGACCACGGCTTCAATAGCCGAGTAATCGGAGCAAAGAAAGTCGCAACCAGGCGCAGCGGAAAACAAGCCGCGCAGGCAGCCCGAAACAGCCGCAACAGCGTCCCCGAAGTAATGCTCTACCATTCTTAGGTCTTTCGACGCTATAACTGTGAGCGCGTCATTTACAGCGTCTATCCCCCATTCAGCAGATTCTGCAAAAGCTTTAGGAGAACGACACCAAGAACATTCTTGTAAATGTGACCCGTAATGGCGATCGCATTTGCAGCGCACAACCTCAGGCCCGCTGTTTGGCAAGTTTTGCGGTTGCGGTCCTCGGCCTGCAAATCGGCCCGTTCGGTCGGCGCCACAGAACGCAAATAAGTCTCGCAGGCGCCCATCGGCGGAGCGGCGACGATCTATCGCAAACAGTTTTTTAACACTGGCCGCGCCTATTAATGCGCGTATTTCTAAAACACGGCGGGCATTGGCGGGCAAGTTTTCACGCTTTAGGGCTTCCTCTACATGGTCGGCGTCAATGCTACTCATGTGGACGCCTTTACACCCGAGCCAGTTTATTATCTTGCCAATCTCGCCCGCACTTTGCACCTGGCCATCGGTTATACTTATTAGTTCGGCCGTGTACTGCTCAAATGCTTGCTTGACTATCGCTAGGCAATTATTAAGGCCGTCAGAGTCAATGTGAACGCCTCTTAAATTGATGCATTGGTCTAACAGCCATAATTCTAATTCATCCGTGCTTAAATCCGGCATAAGCGCGGACACGGCCGATTCTGCTTTGATGTCGCCTACGTTGTAAGCGTAGAATTTAGGCCCATCGACGGGTTCTTCTTCTGGTCTTATGCGCGTTCTAGGGTCTTTTTTTGTTGGATTACGCGGTTTTGTTAATTTATTAATTAAGCGTTTGCCGTCATCTATTTTCTGATCCGACACTTTTAGTACTTCGGCCAGCTTCGCTAATTTGCCAGGCAATGAGAACGCCCGCGCTTTGGCCATAGAATCACGTAAAAGCCAATACGGAAGTGCAGGCCAACCCATGCGAGCATGACAGACGTTCGCCCAAATGTACCACTCGAAAGCGCTGTTGTGGGCTTCTAGAAGCCCGAGTTTGGCAATATGTTCGAATAGTTCAACAGGTGGAGGCATGGATGGAATCCACATTCTTGCGCCTTGGCCATCTTTTAAATCGTACGCCAAGCTAAGCACTTCCGTCGATGGATGCTCAGAGTATGCGGACGCGCCTACCGCGCCTAGACCATGCGGGGGTGATTTAGTTATCGACACCCATTTGTTGAGCTCATTGTCCCAGGTATAACCCGCCTCGCTATAGGTCTCGAAGTCTAAGTCTGGGAGCACGGTCGAAAAGCCGCACCCGGCGGGTAAGCGGTGGCCAGCTAAGAGCGTCGAAGCGTTCATGTGTAGGACTCGACGTAAGTTTTATGATTCTCAATCTCGCCATCGTCTAAAAAAGATTGGGCCACGGCTTTACTGTACCGGACACGATTTAACGATCTTTTCCGTGCTTTATTACCACCAAAAGCTCGCGATTGTTTTCGAGCGGTCTTTTTTAACCTTTCGACCCTATCAAGTATGCCCTGCTCGCTCGGGTGCATAACCAGCTTCAATTTACACTTAAAAAGGGATGTTCTGTAAACTAAATCACCTTGTTCAAAACAAGCTTTGTCGCCCAACAACTTGACGGCTGTATCTGGGTTTTCAAATGCAGCAAAAATGCAGGCTATAGCCTCGAGTTCGGCGCACACCAGGGACACATCAACAGCCATAATTAAAGCCCTTCTTTGTCAGCGTCTAGCGCTTGGCTTGAGCCGAATATAAACCTAATAACGTGAAATGTGGCCTTTATTTTGCTTATAAAGCTCATGTTTCGGGCCACTATATACTTTGCGTTTTTAACGCTGCCGGGCGCTGCGCTTTTTACGCGGCCTTTTATCAGTCCGTCGTTGTGGGTTAATATTAGGTCCCCGCGTAAATCAAGGATCTGTTTACCGCCTTTTTTGTAGAAATACATGTGCCACCTCTAAATTAAAAAGGACCCGCCGAAGCGGGCCAAGGTCGGAGAAACTAAGCGCGCGGTAATGCTTCTATTTGCGCGGCGGTGTAATTAAACGAGAGCAATTGCTCGCTAGTCCACGCTGTCCCGTTTGCGTCAAGATATTTTACCTCGGCCGGTGCTGGTGCTGGTGCTGGTGCTGGTGCTGGCGCGGGTGCTGGCGCGGGTGCTGGCCCCTCTAAAAAGTCTGGGGCAGGTGCAACGTTGCTTGGTGGAGCCATTGCCGGACCTTGTGCGGGGGCTTGTGCTAACGGTGCGGACGTAGCCAAAGGCGTAGCGCTCGCACCGGCGGGCAGTGCTGCAGCGGGTGACGCACCAAAAACAGCGTCGCCGCTTTGACCAATCACAATTTCTTCACCGTAACCAACTAATTCGACCATTGTGTGGTTTAAAAATATACCTGGTTGCTGCGTTGAACCGTTGCCCTTAACGCTGCCATAGATCCGAACATAATAGCCACGCTTGAGCATTAGCGGATCGGTTATTAGCGCGGCGCCGTTGGCGGTGTAGCACTTGGGCGCAAATCCGCCACTAAAGTTTAATATCCAGTTACCTGGAAAACCTTCGCGCTCGCATGGCTTTTTGCCTTTTGTATTAGGCACCACACTATCGCCGTCAATTATTTTAAACGCGAATTTCGGACTAATACAGTTTCCGGCTGCGTCAAAAAGCGACGGAGCGGACGCGCGGGCCACCCCATGTATAAGGCCCCATGTTTCAGCCCAGCCTGGATCAGTTTTAGGAATAGCAATTCCCATGTAAAAATCTACCCGAGGCTGTCCGGCATTGGCGCCGAATTTAATAGTTAAAGGGTTGCCCTCAGCGTCCTTTGTTTGTGCTTCGAAGCAATCGCCTTGTACTAGGCGACCGACGGGGGTTAGTATATTCGTAATTGATGTCATTTTTTAAATACCTGTTTTGCTTTATTTCCATTATCCGGAACTATCTCTAGCCCGGTTCTAGGGTGTGTACTGTATGCCATAATGACGGCATCGTCAATACCTAATTTTTTAGCTTGTATCGGTGTTATCGCGTCGGGTGCTTTGCGTAAATCTAAATTAAGCATATCACCAAGCGCGATGACTTCTTCGACGGGCTTGTCCCACTTCTGACGGCCGATTTTTTGTTCAACGGACCAACCCGGAACCATAGTTCCCTTTTTTATTAGCGCGCTGGCTTGTGTCTCAAATCCCGATTCTAAATATTCCAACTGTTTACGAGCGCGCTTAACAATTGACAATTGCAGGCCAAGCGCGTCGGGCGACAATTCTACCGGTACGGGTTTACTAACAGCCTCATACATACCGAGACCGGCTTTAAGTGCGGCGGGGCAAGCTTGGCGACCCGTGCAGTGTTTGCAGTGGCTACCGGTACGAAACTTAGCGTTAGGGCTTAGTGCTTCGTGAGCGTTAGCATTGAGCGTATTAAAATAAGCCCGTAAGTCGCTAGCAGTTATTACCCATTCGCGAATTGTACCTTCGCGGTGAAAGGCTCGCGGCTGGGCTATGCGTAGATAAACCTTAGTTCTTTGGTCTGTGTGGCCATCAATTCCGTGCAAATCTAACAACCCTGCTAGGTAGTCAATGCCCTGCCAGTTTTCGAACGCTTCGACGACTTCAAAACCATGCTTATAATCCCACAAATAAAGCGCATTACCTGCGGCGTGATAGATGGAACAGTCGGGCGTGCCCCAATTAATTTCGTGAACCTTTGGGATCTCGACGCGTTGTTCTATTCTCAAATGCTCGCCGCCAAATATGCCCGTTTTGCGCATTACGGTAATGACGTCGTCGGCGTATTCCTTAGCAGAGTCGAACATTTCCTCGGTAAATAGTACGCCGTTCGATGCAGTTATCCCGACCCAATCACTCGCCGAATGATTTTGCACTCGATTAGTTTTCGCGTCCGTTATTAGCTGCGCGCCTATATCATGCGCCGCTGTACCTTCGCGCGAGGCTTGAGACTCTTCGTCGTCAGGGTAGGTCTGCGACATTTGCACCCAGCCAGTACAGCCGTCAGGCTTACCCCAAATATGCGCCGAAGAGGGGGGTAGAATGGAATGCCCCATGTTACACCCCTAAGCTTTGCGCTACGGCCGGAATAAGATCAGGGCGCGCCGCTAATAACGGTATTGAACTAAGCCCGATGAAATTAACAGCCGCGAGCACTTGCTCGGCGGTCAGACCTTTGGCAGTGCAGGCCGCCATGAGCGCCGGAAACGTAGTCACCTCGGCGGGTGCTAGCTTTGTAAAGTCCACAGGTACCGCTTGAGGCTCAGATTTCGAACTCGGTGCTGGTGCTGGTGCTGGTGCTGATGCTGGTGCTGGTGCAGTACCCGCAGACATAGCCGCGCGTAATTCCGCCTCGACTTCTATAACGAGATCAGGGTCTACGTTGCGCTTTTTCTTCCAGCCGTGAGGTGCTTTGGCTAGTTTACCGCGACCGCTTCCGTGTATTCTATTATCCCACGGTATGCCGTCGGCTAATTCAACCCCAGATGACGCCTCGCCCGCTTCCTTTGCAGAATCCACAAATTCCGGGGTCGTTTCCGTTGCACTCGCTGCATGTGGCTGCGTCTGATCCGTGGCTTGTGGCACTTCCGCAACAGGCGCACCGGCCGGTGCGGCCGCCGTCTTTGGGTCAGCGAATACCTCCGGGCCAGATGCAGCGACAGGGCCCGATTTCTCCGTAACAGTAAGCGCAGGCCCCGTTTTTGGGCTAGCGAATACCTCCGCCGCTTCTGCTTGCTCATCTATGTGGTCTTGCCAAGCGGTTCGGCCCTCGGATTCGTTATTAGCGTGGTATGTGGCCTGCTCTATCTCTTCGGGGCTAAACATTGGGTCTTTGCGTCCGTGCTTTTGCGCTTGATACCGCAACGCTTCCGCTCGCTCATGGCCTGTATTGGTTTCTTTACTTGCATCTATCGCCAAGCCATGCAACATATCTGATGCGCGGGTTAGTGCTGAGTGCGTTAGGGGTATTGTGATACTAATTGATTTCATCTTTTTTAAATCCTGTTTAGTTGTTGACAGGGAGTTATATTATAGCGTATTGTCATTGGCGTCAACAACAAATAACAATTTATTAAGAGAGAATTAAAAATGATTATAGCGACATTCAATTTAGTGCTACAAAATTTTTCCGTACCTACTAGCGTTACGGAGGTTAAAAAACCGAGAGCAGCGCTAATCACCCCTGATTGGCCTGTCCCGGCATTAGAACGGCGCACTTTTCATCTGTATGAAGTACCCGCCTGCGAACTAAAAAAAATGTGCGAAGAATTTGAACGAGAGGTATTTAAGCGAGCGGGCAAAGAGTCTTATTTGTTATCGGGTGAAAAGCATTATCCGACAGCTAAGGCTAAGTAAATGATCCCAGTACAAACACGCGCCGGACGGTCGCAGCATTTACGGCCGTATCAAGCGAAAGCCAAGTCGGAAATATACGGCGGCTGGGCCAACGGTGCGCCTAATGTGCTCGCCGTGCTGCCAACAGGCGCCGGTAAAACGGTGTTATTTTCTGATATTATTCACGACCACAAAGGGGCTTGCTGCGCTATCGCGCATCGTCAAGAGTTAGTCAGTCAGATATCACTGGCGCTAGCACGCGACAAAGTTCGTCACCGCATAATAGGCCCTAAATCAGTGGTTAAGTTATGCGTCAATTTGCACATGATGGAACTGGGGGTCAGCTATTATGATCCTAATTCCACTTGTGCCGTAGCGGGTGTCGATACGTTGGTCCGTCGTACCAAGGAGCTAGGCGCATGGCTTAACTCTGTCACTCTATGCGTGCAAGACGAGGCGCACCACGTATTGAAAAATAATAAATGGGGCACGGCGTTTGCCATGTTCCCGAACGCCAAGGGGCTAGGCGTCACTGCTACGCCCTTGCGTGCCGATGGTAGGGGGTTAGGGCGCCACGTAGATGGCTTATTCGATATAATGGTATTAGGGCCTACTGCGCGAGAATTGATAAATATGGGGTACTTAACGGAATACCGCATATTTGCGCCGCCTTCGGACTTTGTGCGCCCGGGTCAAGACGCAATAGTCGGGGATGGCGATTTTGGAAAAGCTAAACTGAAAGCGGCCGGGCGTAAATCACAAATAACAGGCGACATCGTTAAGCATTATTTGCGCATAGCACCCGGTAAATTAGGGGTTACGTTTACCGATAGCGTTGAAACCGCCGTCGAAGTAGCCGCTAAATTTAACGAGGCAGGCGTGCCAGCGGCAGCCATTAGCGCCGATACGCCGAACGAAGAACGGATCGCTATAATGCAGCGGTTTAAACGCCGCGAGTTGATGCAAATTGTCAATGTGGATTTACTCGGCGAGGGGGTGGACGTGCCCGCCATGGAGGTCGTAAGTATGGGCCGGGCTACCGAATCATACGCGCTTTATGTGCAGCAGTTTGGGCGGCCATTGCGTTTGTTAGAGGGTAAAAAGTTTGCGCTTATCATCGACCATGTTGGCAACGTGCAGCGCCACGGCCTGCCAGATGCGCGCCGGGAGTGGACACTCGACAGGCGAGATAAAAAAGGGAGCTCGTTAGACTCTGATACCATACCAACGCGTACCTGTTTAATTATGAATGAAGTTACTGGCGTCATATGTGACGCTGTTTACGCCCGCATTCATACCGTTTGCCCTGTTTGTGGCGATAAAAATAAACCCGTATCGCGTAAAAGTATGGAAGAAGTCGACGGCGATCTAATAGAGTTGGACGCCGAAGTCCTGGCCGCTATGCGGGGCGAGGTCGATGATGTCCACATAAGTGCTGATGATTTTAAAAATTCACTGCCCGATAAAGAATTATATAGGCAAGAATTGGTCAGCAAGCACGTACCGTTAATTAATCAGTTAGCTAACGTTAAGCGCTTCGTTGCTAAACAAGAAGTCGAAATACAAAACCACATTGATAGGCTACCCGCGCAGCTTATACTACGTGATGCAATGAGTTGGTGGGCGGGGCATCAACGAGCAGCAGGCCGACCCGATAGCGAGAGTTTTAGGCGGTTTTATTTTAAGTTTGGCGTCGACGTACTGACAGCCCAGACATTTAACGCCGGGGATGCTGCAGAGCTAACCGATAAGATTAACCAACAAATAGAAAAAGGTGTTTAACGTGAGTGAATTAGAAATGTGGATAGACGATGATCTCAAAAAAAATGATTTAGACGAAAGCGCGAACGAATGTGAAACGATTAAGCGAGAAGAACGGTATTTAGTCGTTAAGCGGAAATACTTAACTGAATCACAATATGAAGATCTGGAAGATTTTGTTGACAGCTTAGGTATCAGCACAACGGGCTGCGTGGTTATAGAGACAGATTGGCCCGAATATGAGCCTGTTTGGTCTATGTTAGAAAAGCGTATTAATAAAGAACTAAAGGGTAAAGGATAATGAAAGATTTAGACGAAAGCGCGAAAGAACTCGGCCTTAAGCGGCGGTTTTTAGAATCCAACCCGCAGTTAGCTCGGCGAGTAATGCACGAATATGTACGACGGGCGCCGGTATCGTGGTTATTAGGCGATAACGAAACGCAGCGGGTTTGCTTTGACGAAAGAGCCGCGTATTTTCCCGACGAGGGTGTAAAGCAATGGACATTCTACTATAGCGATGGAACGACGGAGGTACTAACCGCACCGAATACGCCTGCAAAGCCGCGAGGTTGCTTATGAGTAATAACGTATTAGCGTGTTTTGATGGTCACGGGAGGGGTCGCATTGCTTTTGAGGTGCTAGGCATTACGCCAGGCAAATACTACTCTAGCGAAGTTGACAAGTACGCGATAGAGGGGTCAATGGCTGTTTTTCCAGACACAATACAATTGGGCGATATAACCCGATGGCGAGAATGGACGATTGATTGGTGTTCGCTAGATTGGTTTATAGGGGGCTCACCTTGCCAGGGCTTCTCAATGGCTGGAAAAATGGCTGGCACTGCTGCAATACTAAACGGTGAAAAAATAGTTGTCGATAGCCGAGAAAAGTATCTTGAGCTTAAATTAGCAAAAGCCGAGTTTTTAAGTCAATCTTATCTATTTTGGGAATACATTCTTTGCCTTGATTTCGTAAAAATGTGCAATCCTAAAATCAAGTTTTTTCTTGAAAACGTAAAGATGAAAAAGGAATTTTTGGACTTGATTAGTAATGCAATCGGTGTAGAGCCTGTTTTTATCAATAGCGCATTAGTTAGCGCACAGAACAGACAGCGATTTTATTGGTGTAACTGGGGTGTTGAGCAGCCAAAAGATAAAGGGATTGTATTAGCTGATATTTTAGAAGGCGGTGAAGCGTGTGATTTAATGACAACAAAGCAAGATAAAAGCTTTGTTTTAACTGCTTCCTATAACGGTGCAGTAGCTTGGAATAGCATCGAAAGAAAGCAAAAAACAATGATTAAAGAGCATGATATTAGCGAAACTTGCTATGGTAATTATTTAGAGGTTAAATGCGCTGCACAACGCGGAAGATATAACGATAACGGTAAAGCATTATGTTTAACAGCAAATTACTACAAAGGAGTAGACGCAGATAGTCGGCCTATGGTTGCAACTACTGACGCAATTGAAAAAGAATTTAAAGAATGTCTTAAAAACGTTCACTACCGAAAACTAACCCCGCGCGAATGCGGCAGACTGCAAACAATACCCGAGGACATTTTAGACACATTACTAAGCGCCGGCATAAGCAACTCGCAATTATATAAAATGTTTGGTAACGGCTGGACGATTGACGTTATCGCTCACATTTTTAAACAAGGAATAGAACAATGAATTTAATACAATGGGCTATAAAATGGGGTGTTCCTATGGCTGCGGTTGAGGACTTACGCCGCGAGTTTGGACTGGCTAAAACCGATCCCGAACGCCAGGAAGGCCGGAGCGAAAGCGCCGTACAATCGCAGATACGTATTGAGGCGAGTAGCAAGGGGGCGCGCTTGTGGCGTAATAATGTGGGCGGGGCTTACACTGAGGACGGTAGCTTTTTCCGATACGGTCTTTGTAATGAGTCGAAGCAAATGAACGCGGTTTTAAAGTCAAGTGATTTGATAGGCATTAGCCCGCTGTTAATAACTCAAAACCACGTGGGTTCTATAGTTGGCCAGTTTCTAGCGAGAGAGGTTAAAGAATCCTTTTGGACGTATTCAGGTACGGATAGAGAAGTAGCTCAGCTTAATTTTTTAAATCTAGTCGCGTCACTGGGTGGTAACGCGGCGTTTGCCAATAGTGAGGGTACATTATGATATACGCAACGCCATTTACAAACGCTAATAAGCAAAGCACGGGGGTATCAACAGACTCGGGCTTTAAGACACTCGATGATGTGGTCGCCATTATGGGGCCGCCGGATTTACCGCGCACAAAGAAAACGTTAATCTATGGCCAAGGGGATGATCGAGTTATATTCAGTGATTTTATACTGTGTATTGACGATTGCGTCACTACGGGTTAATATCAACTTAATAATAACCAGGAAGTAAAGAAATGAATCAACGTGACGAAGTTAAAAAAGTGGCTGTTTGCATGGTCAAAGGTGATGGTTTAATCAATTTGTCTCGCCGCCAATTATGTGAGCGTTCGGGTATCCCGGACGGCTCATTCCCGCATATTATGGGGTGCAATTTTTCTGATTTTGTTGAAGAGTTAAAGCTCGAAAACATTCCAGAATTTTCGTACACCGTAAGCAAAACGCGTGCCAATCCAGCGCTGCGCAAAGACCACATATTGAATATTGCGGTACTAATGTCGCGCGAGCTAGGTTATACGCGCATTACTCGGGACAAGGTCGCAGAGGGGGCGGGAGTATCAATGGGGCTCGTAACGCGGTATTTTGGCACTATGGGGCAGCTTAAGACGGCTATCATGCGCCGGGCCATAAAACAAGGCGTTACCGAAGTAATAGCGCAGGGGCTAGCAAACGGGGATGAGCACGCTAAAAAAGCGGACCCTGAATTGAAGGAAGCAGCGATTAAACTATTAGGGGTGTAATATGCAAAATTTACCCGAGGCGCTGAAGCCCCTAGCAGCCTATAATCAGTTTTGTTTGTATAAGTTAGTTTGGGACGAAGATTCTAAAAGTAATAAAAAGTTTCCCATAAGCCCGCATACATGCTTGTCATACCCTAAAGGCGCCGATTGGCAAAAAGACCCAGGCAGCACAACGGACGCGCAGAACGCCCTTGCAATGGCCAACCTTTGCGGCCCTGAGTATGGCGTCGGGTTCCTATTTACCGCTAATGATCCTTTTTTCTTTGTGGACTTAGATAAATGTTTAAACGCGGACAATACAACCTGGTCTAGCGTTGCAATGGATATATTAGCGCGTTTGCCTAGCGCAGCGGTTGAGGTGTCTCAATCGGGCCGTGGTTTGCACATATTCAGTCAATACTCAGGCGCGCCACCCGAGCACTCATGTAAAAACATACCGTTAGGCTTAGAGCTCTACACAGAAGGCCGCTTCGTTGCCTTAACAGGTGATAATACTATTGGGTCTGCCGGTTATGACCATTCCACACATTTACGCGATGTCATAGAGAGCTACTTCGCGCCTAAATCAGCAACTAAGGACCAAGATTGGACGACCGAACCAGTGGAAAGTTGGACGGGTACAGACGACGACGATGAACTTATCGAACGCGCGCTTAAGACAGGTGGTGGTGGTGCTATTTTTGGCGATAGAGCCACTTTTAAGCATCTATGGGAGTGTGACGAGGACGCCCTCGGAAAAGCATATCCAGACACAGAAGGTCAGCGCGCTTATGACGGCAGTAGTGCTGACGCAGCCCTCGCCCAACATTTAGCATTTTGGACGGGTAACAATTGCGAACGAATACAAAAGCTAATGGAAATGTCGGCCATGGTGCGCGACAAATGGGATCGCGAAGATTATCTCATTAGGACTATTACGCGGGCCGTGTCGCTGCAAGACGTTGTTTATTCGGTCCAGCAAGTAGATGACGCTATAGCACAACAATTCGGCGCTGTAAAACTACGCGCGAACAGTGACCCTCAAAGAGACTATGCTGTTAGCGTCAGAGCGCAAAAGCTGCAAGAATGCTTGGGCGAAGTTGAATTAATAGAAATGTTTTGCAAGGTGCCAAACGCTAAATTTTGGTTAGATAACAAAGACAAAACAACCAAAGAATTACGCAAAACGTTGACACCTATCGAGAGTGCAGCTGCACCACTTGCAGATGGTAAAACCGAGCCGGAAATACTGTCGGGCTATCAGTACCTTGGGGCCACTCAGCAAATAGAATATTTCAAAGGGTGCGTTTATATTCAAGAAATACACAAAGTTTTTACGCCAAACGGCGCGTTGCTTAAGTCTGAGCAATTTAATGCCACCTATGGCGGGTATACATTTCAGCTTGACGACGGCGGGGACAAAGTGACTCGCAAGGCGTGGGACGCGTTCACAGAGTCTCAGATAGTCAGATACCCGAAAGCCGAGGCTATGGCATTTAGGCCACTACAGTCGCCGGGCGCTTTACTTAACGAGGACGGGCGACTATTACTTAACGCGTATCTACCTATAGAAACTAAGCGCCTTGAAGGTGATCCCGCGCCGTTTTTGTTACACCTGGCCAAAGTACTGCCAAATGAGCACGACCGCAGCATACTGTTAGCGTATATGGCCGCGTGCATACAGCACAAAGGTATTAAGTTTCAATGGGCACCGTTAATACAAGGCGTTGAAGGTAATGGTAAAACGCTGTTTACGCGCTGTGTGGCTTTTGCTATTGGGGATAAATACACCCATCTGCCGCCGGCGAGCGAAATATCAGAAAAATTCAACGAATGGTTATTTAACAAACTCTTCATAGGGATCGAGGACGTTTACGTTCCTGATCATAAAAAAGAGATAATCGAAGTACTTAAACCGATGATAACAAACGACCGGCTAGCAAAGCGTGCCATGCAAGTAGCGCAAGTTATGGGTGACAATTTTGCTAATTTTATATTAAATAGCAATTATAAGGATGGTATACGCAAAACCCGCAATGACCGTCGCTTCTCTGTTTTCTATTGTGCTCAGCAGGTAGCGACTGACATTGTTCGCGACAAAATGGACGGTTCGTATTTCCCGGACCTGTATAACTGGCTTAAAGCTGACGGGTACGCCATCGTTGCCAACTATTTAACTAACTACGCCATTCCGGACGAATTAAACCCGGCGGGTGCATGTCATAGAGCACCGGAAACGACTAGCACAGATGAGGCCATATTTACGTCGCTAGGGGGTGTAGAACAGGAAATACTAGAAGCGGTTGAAGAAGGGAGGCCAGGCTTTGCGGGCGGGTGGATTTCATCCGTTGCGGTTGAGCGCTTGCTTTATGCGATACATGCCACGCGCACAATTCCACATAATAAGCGTAAAGACCTGCTTGAATTACTTGGGTATGTGTGGCATCCCGCGCTGATTGATGGGCGCGTCAATAATCCCATACCCATGGATGATAATAAAAAGCCTCGCCTGTTTGTGCGTAAAGGCCATATAAATTGTAATATTCAAGGCGCTGCAGAAGTGGCGCGGGTTTACCAAGAGGCCCAAGGCGCTCAAATAATGCCAACGGGGAACGCTGCAGAAATATTCGAGGTGAAATAATATGTGTCAAAAAATACCTTACATAGACAAAGCGGATGCTTTAGAACACGCCACTTACATACAAACTCAGCGAAAGCATTACACCAAAAAGCTCGGACGTAGCAAGAAGTCGGGGCGCAAGCTGCGCGCTTACGACTGCCGCTATTGTGATTCGTGGCATTTAACGACGCTTAAAAATTAATTACTATTTTATGTTGACGGGGTCGTCAATAGAGCGTAAGGTTAACCCATCGAAGCAAACAACTGGAGTAAACAACATGACTAACCAAATTCAAGAAAACACATTCGCCGCAGCATGTTTTGAAATAAACACTATTGAAGATCTTGAAATTGCTTTAAAAGAGCCTGTTGATATTTTGGACATGCGCAATTGGGGTTTATCGGAAAGTGAGCTGCGCGACCAAATCAAACTAGCGTTAAGTGCGCTGAAAGCCCTAAGAAAAAAGGTTTTAATCAAGAAATTGCTATACCCCCCTTCTACCTCGTTTAGGTTAGAAAACAACAGGAGTAAATAACATGAAACCTCATTATCTTTATTATTCAGGATTCTGGTGGAAATTTTCTTCTTTATGGGGCGCTAGGAAGTTTTTAAATAATGTTAAAAGCGGCCGCGCCTATTTGTGGGAATTGAGTCCGAAACTAGCAGATCCAAAAGTGGATTTTAATCAAACTATTTTTCTAAGAGGGTTAAAACATGTACGCATATGAAAAATTGACAGTCGCAGAGCTAGAGTCATATAGGAATAATATCGACCGAGAAATAGCCAAGCTTCAAGCTGAATCATTTAAGTTAGAGACAACAGCCCGAAAGGTTGAGACCTACATAGCTAAGAAACAGGCACCTAGTTCGCCTTGGGACAAAGCGATGCCGGTATTGCCTGGTCGGTACATGTGGAAAAAGATAGACGCGCACGGCGATAGCGCTGAGTTCTGCACAATAGATATTAACCGAAACGGCGCTTGGATGGTTCAGCTCGGAGAAAATGTGTTTCCTTTGCACATGGTTCAACATCGTGAATGGATCAAAATACCAGACTAAACGGAGTAAATTAGATATGTGGTATTGCAGCGAGAGTTTAGGCTCATTATTATGCATTTATCCAGGGCGCACTATACAACGGTGCGCGCTTAACGGGGGGTTTTGGTATGTCTATTTGTAAAACATGGCAAGAGGGCGACGAATACGCCTGTTCGTGCGGTCTTAGGTGGGGGCTTGAGGATGACGACCCACATTCGAACGCTAAGAAGGCAAAAGCGCAGGCGCATATACGTGATTTACTAAAGGAGTTAAATGGTTATCATGGCAAAACTGTATAAAAAAGTAGTAGATGAATCAACCGCGAAGCAAATAGCGGCCCGTAACGAGCGTAACAGAAGCGCGGCCAACGTAGCGAGTGTTCTAACTCGGCGAGGCATAGAGGACCATATGGAGCGTAAGCGGCTGCGTAAAGAGTACGAAATTGATTTAAGCGAGAAGGATAGGATAGATTATTCTAAATACTGTTTTGAATGTGAATGTAACGGGATAATCCCCGAACCATGGCTAGGAGTTAAGAAATAATGGCCTACTCAATAAATTTGGATAGAATGGATAATTATCGCGGGTGTGGTTTTGGGTGGCCTAGGGTGTATGAGTTTAGAGAGTG